TGATGTTTAAAATCTATGACTTCCGTTGTACTAACGGACACGTCTTTGAAGAAATGGTAGCGAGTAACGTCACAACCAGTAGGTGCGGTTGTGGCGCGAATGCTACAAAAATGGTATCTGCCCCGTCATTTCACTTGAATGGTTCCGATGGTTCATTCCCCGGAGCGCACATGAAGTGGGTGAAAGAACACGAAAAAGCAGGTCAAAAATAACCACATCTCCACAATGATAACGATCACGGAGTTTAATTATGTCTAGAGCAACGATTCTAGATCTGCCCCCTGAAGAGGGAAACGCGGATCAAATCGAACAAAACGAAGTTAACGAGATTCAACAAGAACCCGTTGAGCAACCTCAGCCAGAAGAAACCAGCTTACCAGAGAAGTACCAAGGTAAGTCTTTAGAAGAAGTAGTTAAGATGCACCAAGAAGCTGAAAAGCTATTAGGTCGTCAGTCTTCTGAAGTAGGCGAGCTTCGTAAAGTGGTGGATGACTACATTAGTACTCAAACACCCGCCCAAGCACCTCAACAGCAACACGTTGAGCCTGAAGACGATATTGACTATTTTACAGATCCTCAAGCAGCCGTCAATCGTGCTATTGAGAATCATCCTAAAATCAGGGAAGCACAGCAGTACACTGAGCAGTACAAGAAGCAAACTTCTTTAGCTGCTGTACAGGCTAAACATCCAGACATGCAAACAATCCTTGGTGATCCCAAGTTTGCTGAATGGATTAAAGCTTCAAAAATCAGGACTCAGTTGTTTGTAGCAGCTGACCAACAGTACGACGCTGATGCCGCAGACGAACTCTTCTCACTCTGGAAAGAACGGAAGACAGTAGCTAGGCAAACTGCCGCAGTTGAAAAACAGGCACGTAAGCAGACACTCAAGGCAGCTAATACAGGCAACGCACGAGGCACTGGTGAAGGAACACGTAAGAAGGTATATCGCAGGTCCGACATTATTAAACTAATGAAAACAGACCCTGAGCGTTACCAAGCATTGTCAGACGAAATACTACAAGCTTACGCGGAGGGTCGAGTCAAGTAATCTAAAGGAGATTTATCATGGCTGGCGAAACTTCCGGAACCTACTTCACAGCGAATGCTGTAGTAGACAAAACCGCAGCAGGTACTTTTATTCCAGAAATTTGGAGTGATGAAGTAATTGCTGCATACCAAAAGAACCTAAAGATGGCTCCTCTTGTCAAGCGCATTCAAATGTCTGGCAAGAAAGGCGATGTAATCCACATCCCTAAGCCTACTCGTGGTGCAGCTTCTGCTAAGGCGGAATCAACTGCAGTAACAATCCAAGCAAACCTTGAGTCAGAGTTGACTGTCACTGTTGACCGTCACTTTGAGTACTCACGTCTTATCGAAGACATCGTAGAAGTACAAGCTCTTAACAGCCTCCGTCAGTTCTACACTGAAGACGCTGGTTACCAGCTTGCACTTAAGGTTGATACTGACCTTATCAATGCTACTACTGGCTTCGGTGACGGTACTCGTACTCAAGCTCCTACTGACGGCGCTAACTGGGAAAATAGCAACAGCTACTACTTTAACGCTGCTCTAGGTCTTGCTACTTACACTGACGACACTGTAGCTACTGGTGACAACTTCACTGACCTTGGTTTCCGTGAAGCTATCAAGCTTATGGACGACGCTGACGTTCCTATGGAAAACCGTGTACTTGTAGTTCCACCTGCAGTACGTAAGTCTTTGATGGGTATTGACCGTTACGTGTCTTCTGACTTTGTCGGTGGACGTGGCGTTGAGTCAGGTCTTATTGGTAACCTTTACGGCGTAGACATTTACGTTTCAAGCAACGCTCCTGTACTGGAGACTGCTGCTCAAAACTCTATCGCTGTACGTGGTTGCTTGTTCTTCCACCAAGACGCTCTCGTTATGGCAGAGCAGATGGCAGTACGTTCGCAGACTCAGTACAAGCAAGAGTACCTGTCAACACTGTACACTGCAGACACACTCTACGGTGTTGAAGTATATCGTCCAGAAGCAGGATTTATCCTCGCAGTCGCTGACGAGTAAGACCAATGGGGGTCAGCAATGGCCCCTTTTTCCTTCCCCTTCTTCTTCTCTGCAATAGGACTTACTAATGTCTAACTATACCAAGACTACAGACTTTGAAGCGAAGGACTCGTTACCTACAGGCGACTCAGGAAAGATCATCCGTGGCGCTGAATTTGAAACAGAGTTCGATGCAATTTCCACTGCTATTGCAACCAAAGCTGACACAGCAGGGCCTACGTTTACCGGAACCCTGACCTTTGAAACTATTTCTGACGGAACCATTGGTGTCACTGCATTCGTTGACGAAGACGATATGTCGTCCGACAGTGCAACTCTGGTTCCTACACAGCAGTCCGTAAAAGCTTACGTTGACGCTGTAACCACAGAACTCCAAGCTCAAGACCTAGACTTCCAAGCTGACACTGGCGGTGCGCTTAGTATCGACTTGGACTCTGAATCTCTAACCTTCACAGGCGGCACTGGTATTGATACGTCTGGCTCAGGTAATGCTGTTACCTTTGCTATTGACTCTACCGTTGCCACACTGACTGGCACACAGACGCTTACCAATAAGACTCTGACTTCTCCCGACGTAAACACTCCTGACATTGACGGTGGTACTATTGACGGTGCCACTATTGCTACGTCAGACATTACAGTAGGCACTGGTAAAACCTTGGATGTCTCTAGTGGCACACTAACGTTGGCTGATGACCAAATCTCTGGCGACAAAGTTGAAGGTGGTACTATTGCTTCAACTACGATCACAAGCCTAGCTTCTACTACTGTAGACACAACCAATCTAGAAGTAACCAACATCAAAGCTAAGGACGGCACTTCTGCTGGTTCTATTGCTGATAGTACTGGTGTTGTGACTCTTGCGTCCTCTGTACTAACTACAACAGACATCAATGGCGGTACGATTGACGGAGCCACTATTGGTGGTACTACTGCAGCAGCAGGATCATTCACCACTGTTTCTGCTACAGGCAACATTACTGTAGACGGCACTGTAGACGGACGTGACGTAGCTACAGACGGCACTAAGTTAGACACAGTAGAAACCAATGCAGACGTAACGGACACGACTAACGTCACAGCCGCTGGCGCTGTCATGGACAGTGAGTTGACCAATGAGACTGCTGTTAAGTCTCTAGACCAAGGCGTTGCTACTACTGACTCACCTACCTTTGCTGGCCTTACGACTACAGCAGACGTGTCATTCGGTGACAACGACAAGGCTGTCTTCGGTGCTGGCTCTGACCTACAGATTTACCATGATGGGACGACTAGCATTATAAAAGATGCAGGTACGGGTGAACTTCAGTTACATGCAGAAAACAACCTACGTCTTCAAAACTTAACTGGCTCCACTTACGCATTGTTTAGCAATGGGGCGGCGGCATCATTGTACTATAACGGTTCAGCCAAACTAGCCACCACCTCTACAGGCATCGACGTAACGGGTACTGTGACTGCTGATGGTTTGACTTTAAGTGCAGAAGGCGACCAGATTAGCATTCCAACATCTGCTGGTTTTTCTGGAGTAATTACAACTGGAGACACTGTTTTTGGAAATGCTTTTGAGTTTAAAAACGGCAACGGCATAGTTCTTGTATCTGACACAAACGATTCTGGAGCTACTGGCGGTGTTGATGCAACTTTGATTGCACGAGGTAGTAGCGCAACAAAAACAGCTTTATTCGACGCAAACGGAGACATCAGCTTCTACGAAGACACTGGCACGACTGCGAAGTTGTTCTGGGATGCGTCTGCGGAGTCTTTGGGTATTGGTACTAGCTCAGTGGCTGGCGCTTTACACGTAGAAAGTGCAAATAATTACAGCGGCACTGATTTTGAAGATAATCCACATTTATTAATCAGTAATGGTACGCCAACAAACCATACTGCAGTTTTGATGTTTCAATCATCAGGAACAGGCGTTGCGAATAAACGCTCTGGAATAACGGGTGGTAATTACTATAGCAATAAGCATGGTCTTTCTTTTTTAGGTGATTTATCTGGAAAAGACAGATCAGCAACTCCTGATATGTTTATCGACGCAAGCGGACAGGTTGGTATTGGCACTAGCAGTCCGTCAGTAGCTCTTGAAGTAGACGGAACAATTAAAGCGTCAGGTAATGGCAAATTACAAATAGCTGATGATACAGAAGGGTCTACGTTTGAGTTTAATGTAGGCGGTGACGGTGCATTAGAA